CGGTCATCGTGTCGTCGCCCCGATATCGCCGAATCGTTACCAGATCACGCCCCTGACGGGCCACTATTACGGTTGCGTCCGCGCCACTGCGCGCGGGGTCCACGCCCAGCACAATCGGTGCGGTCGGATCTTTGTACGCCGGCCGTTTTACGGCGTCGTCCACCAAGCGCGGCGCAATAAACTGGTCTTCGCCGGCAGCGGGGAACTCCCCGTACACTTCGACGCGGGCCTCGCGGGAGTCCTCGCCGTACTCATCGATGATCTGCTGGTACACCCGCTGGTCGGTGCCCTCAACGCTGCGGGCGTCAATCTGGATGTTCTTCCAGAAATCCCGCTTAGCGTGAAAGCACTCAAAAAAATACCCCTCATTGCGACGCGGGTTTGAAAATGCCAACCAGTACCTGTCGAGGATGTTCTCCGTAAAAAACCCCGCACCCACCGCCCAGATCGGATCCGGAATGCCCGACGCCTCGTCGAACACCAGCATCATCCCGTCCATGTTGTGCGTGCCCGCGTAAGCGTCCGGGTTCTCCTCGCTCCACAGCCGGCCCTCGGCCGCCCAGTAACGGGTGCCCTTCTTCAAATCCCGCTCAACGATCTGCGTGAGCCACTGCGCCGGCATGAGCTTCGTTGCCGAAATCTCCCACCAGTGCGAATTGATCAGCATCGCTGACCACTTCGTCAGCTCACCCCACGTCACGCCCCGCAACTGCGCTTCGCTGTTTGCGCTGACCATCACCGTGCTGCCAATCCGCGTCGAGAGCATCCACAGAATCAGCCAGCTCACCAGCGCCGACTTCCCGATCCCGCGTCCGCTCGACACCGCCGCCCGCAGGGTGTCCATTTCCACCTGCCCACGGTTCGCCCCGATGTGATCCCTCATCATCCGCAGCACGCGCCGCTGCCACCGCCGCGGACCGTCAAACGCCGCCAACGGCGTGTTCGGCTGCCCCCACGGAAACGCCAACAACACAAACGCTTCGGGGTCGTCCCGAATACGCGGTTCCCACAGGCGCGTCATCAGCGCCTGTTCTTCGCCTGCGGTGTATATCGGCTTCTGCATCAGCGCGTCACACCCGGCAGCGGCCGCGGCGCCGCCCGCATCATCGTCGGCGCGCCCTGCAAATACACCTCCGCAGGCCGCGGCGCCGTCATCGGATACGCCTGTTCAATCTGCCGAACAATCTCACTCCACCGAGCCGGATCCGCGCCAGGCGGCGGATTACTCCTCCAATCGCCCGGCCCCGGCCGACGGCCAACCATACCCATCGCATTCGCCGCCCGCGGCACCCCGCCCATCATCGGGCCCAGCGCCATTAGCGCATTCATCACATTCCGTTCAACCTCACCCGAAATCCGACCCTGCGCCATCGGCCCCGCGCCACCACCCGGAATCACCCCAGGCATCCCCGGCGCCACGTTCGCCCCCTGCATCCCACGCGCCCGGGGGTCCATCGCCGACGGCGTTCCGGGCCGCACCAGCGCCCTGTCAGCATTCAGCAAATCCCGCAGCGTCTTATCGGCCCCGAACAGCCGCCGGAAATCCGCCAGTTCCTCCGCCGTCACCACCGCACGCCCGTTAACCACCGGCCTGTCCGGCCTCGGACCCGTGTACCGCGTGGCATACATCGCAGCAGCGTCATCGTTCATCAGGGCATTCGGCATACACGGGCTCCTTGGCCGGCAGCGCCGCAGGCGACGGCGGCGCGGCTATCTTACCAGCGCTTCCCGCTCCGACGAGGGCGGCGCCGCCGTTACTGCCGCAGTCCGTTCACCGGCAGCTAACACCACCGGAACGGCGGCGCCTATTCTTTCCACGGGTATCGCATCCTCCACCTCCACCGCCAGTCCACGCTGCAACCGGCCGTTGGCAGCCTCCAGCGCCGCCACCACGCTAATCTGAGTATTCACATCGACCTGCACATTCGTCTTCGCCACCCAGTCGTGCCGGTGACGGAGAAACTCCAGCGCCGCCTTACTATCCCCAGCCTGCGCAGCATCAAATACCACGCGGGACATTTCCATCTCGCTGTCGGCCCGGCCCTTCATTTCCGCCACATCGGCTATCGGGTCCATTATCTTCAGCCGCGCCAACTCAACCGGCAACATACCTGCCGCCAGTGCAAGAGATTCTCCACGCAAACCCAAGCGAGCGGCATCGTATATGCGCTCCAGCATTTCGGGCGTGGCTTTTAGCTCGCGGGCGCGGATGGGGAGATCGCGGAACATCCGCGAAGTGTAGTGCAAAAAAAATTTCGTGCGGGGGCTCCACACACTTTGACGCCTGGCGCGGGCCCTGGCCGGGGGGGTCTCTGCCGCACCCCACCCCCTCCCTACCTGGTCGTCAGCATACTGACGATGCGCATGCACCCGGCCTGGCCTGCGCCATGCTGCAGCGCAAAGCCGGCAGGGTGACGCGCAGCGCTGGGAACCGGCATCGGTGGCAATGGTGGCGGTCCTTCGCGCCGACTGCCACGCATGCCACGCTCGATGGCGTGTCAACGCGGGTTGACGTCAGGGCAGCATGACAAAAAGGGCCGTGGATAGTTTTGTGGGTAGCCTGTTCCTAGTCGCAAATCGCTATAAGTTGTTGATTTGTATAGGTTTCGGTGTCTGTGGCGATTGTGGCAGTGGAATCGCAGGTCATATATATACTACTACTATATATGTAAGTACTTACTAACATTGAACTTGTCTTAATGGTTTAGGTTTTCATTGCCATTCTTGCCACGCAGAGAGAAGCCGCACCACCCACATCGACGCCACCAGACTACGCACACGATCGCCACCGACGCTGCTGCTGCGGGTTTTCCCGGATTAGGGAAAGCCCCTACCGTTCCTGACGGCCGCTGTAAGTTTCGCGTAAGGAAAGTCGCCAATGATGCGTGTGTCGCGCCGATGGGCGGTGCGCAAGGAGTAGAGAGATGGAAGCACGGATCGAGATCGTGAACGTAGGCGCCGACACGGCGCGCGCCTGCTGGGTTGAGTTCGCCGACCTGGACGCCGCTTACGCGTTCACCGCGGGCTATCCCGGCGCGTACTGGACCGACCTGCAGGTCGCGGACGACGGCGTGATCGAGATCGTGATCGCGATCGAATAACCACGGGCCTACGGGCCCGATAAATAGGAGCGAGAAAATGGAATTTGTAATGATGATTGCCTGCGTAGGCGTGCTGATAAGCGTCGTCGCGCTTGCGATGTTTTTGGATTGACCCCGAGTTATAGCCCCGCGAGTCGGGGTTATGGCGCGCGGTTTGCGCGGATAACGACAGGAGTGATGACGATGACGACCCCGAGCGGATTTGTGTTTTACGACGGCCCGAGCGTGATTGACGGCGCGCCGATTATCGGCATAGCTGTGCTGCACTCGGAGAATTCGAAAACCGGCGATATGGTGCAGACCTATATTCTGCGCGCCGATATGTCCCCGCTGGACGCGATAGCGTCGGGGGCGGATTGGAGTATTTGCGGTGATTGTGGTCACCGTGGAAACCCGGAATTTCAGATAAAGCGCAGCTGCTACGTAAACGTAGGTCAGTCCGTGCAATCCGTATTTGCCGCATGGGTCCGCGGCTCATACCCTGCAGTGTCCCCGACGGTCGGCGCTCGCATGCTGGCAGGTCGCACGGTGCGTATCGGGTCATACGGTGACCCTGCAGCTATCCCTGCGCGCGCGTGGTTTGCTCTGGTGCGGCACGCTGACGGCCACACGGGGTACACCCACCAATGGCGCCGAGCGGCAGCGCTGCGGCCGCTGGTAATGGCCAGCGTCGATACCGTGCCGGAGCGCGACGTAGCGCGCGCGCTCGGGTGGCGCACGTTTCGGGTCCGCAGCGCTGCGCAGCCGCTCGGCACACGTGAAATTGTCTGCCCTGCGTCACCCGAGGGTGGCGATCGTAGGCAGTGTGTGACCTGCCGCGCGTGTGACGGCGCCGATCGGCCCGGGAAAGCATCGGTCGCTATCGTCGTGCACGGCACGCTGGCTAAGTATTTCGCTGCGGCCTGAGCGTAAGGGGTAGCCCGGCGCGCCGGGCTACACCGTGCGTTTTGCACGATAGGAGATAGCGAAAATGATTCACCCGAACGACACCCCGATTACGCGTCGCGTAGACGCGGCCGATGGTCTTAGCGTTACGCTGACGCGCACGCTACTGGGAACCTGGCGCGTAGTGTTTTG